TGACATCAGGCTCAAGTCAACCAGAAGTGTTTAATGTATTAGGACAATTACAAACTATAGAAAGAGTTAAAAAATCAGGAGAAATGATTTATAACAAGAAAGAACAATTGACCAATGACCTCGGAGCAAAACCAGAATAATATAGATTTTAATATTTGTCCTTTAGGACAAACTGTATTAAAATATCAAGTACCTCTTGATGTATTTAATACTATTAATCATATCTATGAAACAAAGTATCCAACACTACCACCAGCTAACAAGCAGTTAGTAGGTAAGATTGAAAAAGAACATAGTTTATTTTATCAAGGTGGAGACACTTCTAAAATGCATCATCACAATATGTTAACAGATAATGTATTGCAATGGATTGATAAAGTTATGGATCACTATCTAAATTTTAATAAAATTACAGGTTATAAAAAATCTTTAAACTCTATTTGGGTTAATCAAATGTTTCAACATGAATACAATCCAGTTCATGTTCATCAAGGATCTTTGTATACAGGTTTATCTAGTGTAATGATTTTAAAATTACCAGAATCTTTTGGGGTTGAATATTCTTCAGAACATAATCCAATGAATGGTAAGCTACAAATCATGGGTTCAGTATCAGGACAGTTTGCAACGTGTGACTATTCTCCTAATATTAAAGAAAGAGATTTTTATATCTTTCCCTATGATGTTAGACATTGTGTCTATCCTTTTAATGGACCAGGATATAGAAGAACATTGTCTGCAAACATGGATGTAGATTACAATCCAATAATGAACAGAGGAAGAGATTGATGTACGAAAATAAAATTATAACAGAACCTAAATGGAAAAGTTGGATAGTACAAACAACAACACCATTGTTTACACCAGATCAATGTAATCAAATTATTGCATCAGGTAGAGCACAGAAACCACAGACAGCACAAGTGGGTATGAATAAACCAGAGGGTGGAACAGATACTAAAAAAAGAGTAACAACTATTAGTTGGAT